TACCTACCGATACGCACTAGCGCAAGTTCTAGTAGCGACAGGGTACTGGCCACAACAAGTAGAGTTTGATACCAACGACTTAGCGACAGTCATAAAGGTCATCAACGAAAGCCGAAAGTAACCATGGGCGTTAGCGCAACAATAGAAGTGACTGGGGTTAAAGAAGCGCTGGCCTACTTGAACGGTGTTGACAAAACTTACCGCCGTGAAATCACTAGGCAGTACGCCGCCATTGTTGCCCCGATTGTTAAAGACGCACAAGCCCATTTGCCGACTAGCCCCCCAATGTCTGGGTGGAAGCGTAGCTACAGCGTTGGTGGACAAGCTGCAGCACAAGCCAAAGGACAGACTTCACGCCTTGTAGGCCGTGGCACCCAGCGTGACTTTTTTAGTAGGGCGCAAGATGAAGCAACAGCGTTGTTGCCGTGGGACGGTGCCAAACAAGCCAAACTGATTAAGCCGTGGGTGTCAGGTAAGAAAACCAAAGCCAACACTTTTGGTTTGAAATGGAACAGCAAAAGCGCCGCATTATTCGACTTGTCAGGCCGTGCCAAAACACAACGTGGCGAGCAAATGATTACCGTATTGGGCGCCAGGTTTGGTAGCCCTAGCCGTGTCATGTGGAAGTCATACGAACGTGCCGATGACGAATTGCAAGCAAACATGCGTAAGTTGATTGAAGAAATTATGGCCAGCGTCAACAAAAATATGAAGGTGATCTGATGGCTATTTCCATTCCCATAGTTTCAGAATTCAACGCAAAAGGCATTGACAAAGCAGTTAGAGAATTTCAGAAACTAGAAACAGCAGGACAAAAAGCCCAATTTGTTTTACAAAAAGCAGCTTTGCCTGCAGCTGCTGCTTTAGGTGCTTTGACCTATGCGGCGTTTGATGCAGTAAAAGCGTTTGCTGAAGATGAAAAATCGGCTACGGCTTTAGCCACAACACTTCAAAATGTCACTGGTGCAACCGACAAACAAGTCGACTCTATTGAGGCGTTTATTACTAAAACTTCTTTTGCAGTATCTGTTGCCGATGACCAACTGCGCCCAGCCTTGGGCAATCTGGTCAGGGCTACAGGCGATGTAACACAAGCTCAAAGCCTGTTGAACCTTGCGCTAGATATATCAGCCGGAACTTCTAAAGATTTGGGCAGTGTCTCTGAAGCTTTAGGCAAGGCCTTTAATGGCGTTATGGGGCCATTGAAGAAACTTGACCCAGCGTTAGCAGCGTTGATTGAAGAAGGCGCTTCGACTGGCGAAGTGTTTCAAGCTTTAAGTGAAACCTTTGGTGGCCAGGCGGCAGCAGCTGCAGACACAACAGCAGGCCGCATGGAAGGCCTCAAAATCCGAATGGAAGAAGTCAAAGAATCCATTGGTGAAGCAGTCCTGCCAATTGTCGAAGAACTTATGCCAGCCTTTCTTTCAATCTCAGATTGGGCGTCAAAGAACACCGGCAAGATCGTTGCTATCGGTACCGCCATTGCAGGTATTGGTGCAGTCATTCTTATTACCAACGGCGCCATGGCGGCCCACGCTGCTGTTTTAGCCATTGTTGCGGCGGCACAAGCAATCATGACAATTTCAACGTATGCCCTTTATGCAGCATTAGGTGTTGGCGTTATCTTGGCCATCATTGCCGCCATCGTTGTGTTAGAAGCCAAATTCGGGTTTTTGGGTGACGCAGTTGAAGGCGTCAAAATATCTGCAGAATTTTTATGGAACAAAATTAAAGAAGGATTTGGTTGGGTCGTCAGCAACTGGCCGTTACTGCTCGCCATTCTTAGTGGCCCATTCGGAATAGCCATAGCTGTTGTAGTCAAATTTAAAGATCAAATTATTGGCGTTGTTAAGTCAATAGTTGGTTTTATGATCGACGCATTTTCTACTGTTGCCGAAACAATTTTGGCACCATTCAAAGCCGTATTTAACGGCATAGCAGGACTATGGAACAACACGGTGGGCGCTTTAGGTTTCACCGTTCCTAGTTGGGTACCACTAGGTCTAGGCGGCAAAACATTCGAAGTGCCAGACATACCCGTGCTAGGTGACGGGGGAATTGTAACGGGCCCGACCCTGGCGATGATTGGTGAAAAAGGGCCTGAGGCCGTTATACCGCTAAACGGTTCAAACGGTGGCATGGGTGGCAACACCATAAACGTTACGGTTACTTCAGCAGACCCCAACGCTGTCGTAGCAGCTCTACAACGCTATGTACGAATGTCAGGCCCAGTGCCGTTAAACACTAGGGCGATGTAATGCCTAGATATGCCTGGGTATTTAAGAACGCCACAACGGCCACAACTTTTACAACCAATGTTTTGTCTGCCTCATACAAAACAGGTCGACAAACATTCATGGATAACTGGGCTGGTGGGTCTTTAACTTTCACAATTAAAAACGACACCAATCAAGCTGCTGGTTTTACCGTCAACGACAAAATAGATTTTATGGACTCAACAGGCGTTTACTATCAACGCTTCTTTGTCAATGAAATCCAATACATTGACTACCCAGGGCAGGTCGGTTTATCAACCGCAACCATTTCTTGCACTGACGGGCTTAACCGATCCGGTCAAACAACCATTAACAACCTGACTTTGTTTGCAGAACAATGTTGTGAACAACTAGACGAATTCCCTGCGTCTGGTCAACTCACAGGTTCTGGTTACACCATAAACGGCACCACTTACGGCATTGGCGCTTCAAAAGCTTTAGGTTTGGGTGGCGGCTATAACGGCGCTGTGTTGCAACGAATCAACCAAAACATGGCCACTGAACGTGGCGTAATTTGGTACAACACCAACACCATTTATGCGGTGGCTCGAAACAAAATCTATGACAAAACAATGGCATTGACATTTGGTAGGTCTACCAGTTCCACCGTTATTGCATATCAAGAATTCCAAAGAATTACTTTGGGTCAAAACTTTATGAACGCCGTAAGCGTTGAACCGCTAAACAATACTTCATTCAACAGATTTGAAACCAACGCCACTTCAACAGCCGCCTACGGTGTCCGTGGCTACTCGTTAAGTTCGGTTGATTTTACAGGCGCACAAGCCCAAGGCTTAGCGCAATTTTTGGCTTACTCACAATCTGACCCGGCAGCGATCAGGTTTGTTGTTGGCTTTGATGACGTGGCCCAAAACTCTACGGCTATTAACACTTTTGTGGGTCAATGGCTTGGCTCTGCTGGCAGGCCAGCGGTTGTGTTGCCTTTGGAATATAAAATTCAGGGTTCAGGCACAACATATACTGTGCAAAGTTTGATTGAAGGATTAGAAATAAACATGACACCCGAAATGACATCGTTTACCGCTTACCTAAGCCCGATGACTTACTACCAGTATTTCATTTTAAACGACGCCACTTTCGGTGTCCTCGATACATCAAGATTGGGTTGGTAAAATGCCTACTTATCAAGGTCAATTTGTGGCTGGGCAAGTCCTAAACGCTGCCGATTTAAACGCTTTTCACCCTTACTTTTCGTGGTTAGGAAGCAACAACACAACAGTTGCCAACGCCACGTTTGTAAAATTAACTACCACCAGCGGTAGCTCAACCGACAACTTGACCTGGTTCAATTCAGGTAACGCAAGAGTTACACCAAACATTCAAGGGCAATACATGGTTACTGCCTCATGTCAGACCGGCACAACCAGCACTAGAAGCATTATTGCGATCTATAAAAACGGTGCCCTTTATTCAAAAAACGACTTTCAGGTAGGCGTAACTGCCATGGTCATTGCACAAATGTTGAGTTGCAACGGCAGCAGCGATTACATAGAAATTTTTGTGTATCAACAATCAGGGGCAAGCCAAACTTATTCTGATTTCAAATGGACAGTAAACCTAGTAGCAAAGATTTGATGATGTACGAATTTCCTACAGACGACACAGAAAACGAATACCAGGCAATGATTCGAGGCCTGCTTGCAGCTTGTGACTGGACTCAGTTACCAGACAGTCCAGCAGACAAAGAAGCATGGGCCACATATCGACAAGCTTTAAGAGATTTAAACCATCACCCTGACTGGCCCAACGTGTTGTTGCCTGATATGCCATGAAAACGCTAGGCATTGTTGCGCTTTTGGCTGTGGCCCTAATGTTTGTGGTGACAAGCTGCAACGACAGAACCCGTGACAACTGCCAAACCAAACCCACAGCCACAAGGTGCATACCATGAGAAAACGATTAACCAACAGCGAGATTAAAGCCCGTTTGGTTTTTATGGTTGGCATTACTTTGTCAATGGTGTTTGGCATTTCGATGGTGGCAATTTTGTACTCACTTGTGTTTGTCGTACAGCCTCAGGAACCATCGCCCAATGACACCGAAATGCTTCAAATCGTTTCGGGTTCTTTTGCCGTATTGCTGGGTGGGTTGCTTGGTTTGCTTTCGGCCAATGGTTTGCGTGACTCTAAAGACAAGGATAAAGACGATGACCATTAGACCCTATACCGGCAACAAAGATGCCGTGCATGCCCAAAAGCGTGAAGGCACCAAAGTGTTTGTGGACTACTGCTGTTACCTATTCGGCGTTACCAATCTGGGCATTTTTAATGATCGAAACATGGTTGGCACAACCCCACCAAAAAAGTCTGTGCATGCCACCTGGCGAGCTGTAGACCTAAAAGGCACCGCTGAACAACGGTTCAAACTAATTGACTTCCTGTACACGCACCGTGACATTTTGTGCATTGAGGAAATCCACGATTACGCAGGCACCTACAAAAACAACCCCAAAGGCTTTGGTGCAGGTTTTCGTTGCGACAGGGACAGTTGGCGTGTGTACGACAAAAACACTATTGGTTCAAAAGGCGCCCAATGGGTGCACGTCGAAGTCGCCCCACTGCTGGCAGACCACCCTGATGTTTGCCACCACGCTTTCAAAACTATTATGGGTACTTGACATAGACCTACCGAATCGGTAGACATACCCCGACCTGACCCCGACTGAAGGACAACAAAATGAATGTAAAGCGTTTCCTAGGGCTAGCCCTATTCACCTACCTAATGTGTGCGGCGTTTGCGGTAGTCAACCAAAAAGACACCCCACCA